GTCTTCTTCCGAAAGGTATTGAACGTCTTGAATTTGTTCTGAAATTAATTTCATTTCAATTCCCCTTTACGGTTGACTACCAACTGCTGTACAACTCATAGCTGCAGAACAAGCAATAGTATCACTTGGTCTTTTGTCTATAAGAATTACTGAGCCTGCGGTTAATACCACTGTTCCAGCATATGTTTTTGTTGCAGTAATCGAATGGTTTTGTGATGGGCCATCTGTTAAAGTTAATACTACGTTATTTTGTGCATTTGTAAATGAAGTTGCAAGACTAACTGTATTTGCATCTACTACCTTTACAAAGAACAGACCATCATCTGTTAACTCAGCAATCTTAGTTCCACCACCATCAGAATAGATAACTTCATCCCCTGTAGTAAAACCATGACTTGAAATTGTAATTGCAGCAGCATCAACAGCAGATTGTGCATTAAATGTACCAGTTGCAGCGGCAATAGTGACTGTTCCAGCGTTAGTTGCACCAATCCTAATTCTTGTTGCTCTGCTTAATGTAACTGCTGAGGTTACATTAGTCGCACTTCCTTTTAAAATCATCTTTACATTCCTAACATTTCTCTCTCAAAGTAGTTCAATAAGTCTTTTTCTTTTACTCTGAACTTCTTTGCGGAGTCTTTTATAGTTTTCTCAAAAGTATTTAGGAAATCTGAAGGTTTAGAGTCCATAACCGTAAATATACTATCAACCGCCTCTTTCATTTTAGGAGACAGTTTCTTATATTCTTTTGATTTTTTGTGTTCATCACTCTCTGGTAGTGAATAAACTAGTTCATCAAACTTCTTCATCTTCCGTTTTCTCTACTTCTGGAACGTGTTGCGATACCATAGTACCAGCAACTTCTTGTCTTCTTGTTTCAAGACCGACACTCATCTTTTGAGAGATTGCGTTCTTGAATTCGTTTTCTGCTTTTAGGTTATCCCCATTAGCAAGTGCATCAATTATTTCTTTACTCATAACATTTTACCTTTTGGTTTATGTGACATTTGCATATCATCATCATCTTCTCCACCACCTTCTTCTTCAATTTCATTTTCAATCTCAGCAATTTCTTCTTCAGTTTGATGAAGAATATGTTTTCTTACCCAAGATTTTGAAAAGAAGTTTCCGACATAAGGTTCAACTTGACCCAACATATCAATACGTTCTCTCAAGATTTCTGCATCACGCAACTCTGCGAAATGACCATCTTGTAAAAAGTCATACTGGATGTGTTCTTTAATCTTATCCCACTCTTCCTCAGCAATCACACCTGTAAGAACAAGTTGTGTGCGAAGAACGTCATGAAATAAAGCGGAGAACTTTTTACGAAGTCTCTGTACAAATTTAGAGAACTTCAATTCATCTCTAGTAATCTCTGTAGAACGACCAATAGAGAAATTCTGTTCTGCTTCCATTCTGGACATAGGTACGTTTAACGACCTGTAAAGTTTTCTTTGGAAGTAAACAATATCTTCAATCTCACCAAGGTTTGAACCGCCAGGCAAGGTTGTGATTTCTGTTCCTCGACCACCTTCTCTACGAGGCAACCAAAAATCTTCTAACATCGACATATGGTTTCTATCATCTCTGATTTCACCAGTAGAAGCATCATATACTAGTTTGTTACGATAACGACTCATAACATCTTTTAGATATTGTTCTGCTTTAATTTTAGGTAAGTTACCTACATCAATATAGAAAATTCTACGTTCTGGTGCTCTTGATATTCTGTAAATAACAAGTGCATCTTCTATCATCCTAAGTTGATTAACAGGTTTGATTGCCTTATGTAGATAAGACAACACACTACCTTTAGTTTGGTCAACTAGTCCAGAAGGACAATATGTAATTGAATCTGATGTAATCTTGAGTGCAGACTGTGGTGTTGCACTGTTATCTACTACCTTTTCATTGTATAGATAATACTCAAGAGTTTGTTTTTTCTTATCAATACCAGTAACAGGGTCGGGCCTATCTTTGATGACCTCTCTTACTTTTTTGATTTTTCTTGGGTCAATGTAACGAAGTTCTGTAATACCAATTCTTGGTTCTTTTTTGTCGATTACTTTGTGATAGTAAATACGACCGTCTACATACCATCTACGAAAGATGTCGTGACCTTTTACATTGAAATCTAGTAACTGAAGAACTCTATCGAACTCTTCACGAATACGTTTTTTAACTTTATCTGAATACTGTAATCTATCCAGACGTAGAGCAACAGGTGCATCGTATTCATTTGATGCGATGCCTTCACTAACAATATCTTCAATCGCAGAATCACATTCTGGTTGAATTGCAATATCACGATATCGTCTAATTAAATCATTTTCAGTTTTATCTCGACCATCGACATCTAATGTCTGACTGTAGAAACCACCACCAGCGACTTCTATAGTACCGTCATCAGATGAAGGGAGAGTGAAAGACTCTCCCTCATCCTTTGTACGAGAAATTTTGAAACCAAATAACTCAGCCATAATATTCTAACTCCTAATTTACACTACTATTTAGTAGTCTTTTTCGGAGTTAGTTACTTACGCCGACTGATTGGAAGTGAGTGTATCTCCAAGTTACAGTGAACTCTTCAATAGCACTTGCAGTTTCCATACTTAGTTCAATTGGTGACATAACCGTAGGCATACAGTTTCTTAAAATATATTGTTTAAGAACTGCACCATCTCTACCCAACTGACTAATAGTTAAGTCAGCAGTGTATTCACTTACGTTTGCAGCACCAGTATTGAATCTCAATTCGTTCATACCATTCATCCAACTTTCGACAGCATCTCTGATATCGAAGTCTGTATCATTGATAAAGGTTGAATCCCATGTTTCAAATTCTCTGTCACCAGCAAGATAGAGATTTCTACCTCTAAACGGTACTGCAATTTCAGTAACAGTTTGTCCTGGCAATGCAGCAGATTTACATAGGAATTGAGATTTCGATGGAATGTTAATTGCAGAAGCTGCAGCAGTTGTGAATGTAATCACAAACTGATTGGCTCTTGCACCACCACCAGTAAGGTTTGCTTTAAATGTATCTATAGTACTCATCTATCTATCCCCCTATCTCTGAAAATGCGACACCAGTTCTCACTGCAATGAAGTTCAACTGAATGAAGTTGATAGAACGAGCAGGTTTGATGAAGATATCTGCAACAAACTCGTTTCGGTCAATGACCTCACCTGTATTATTTGAACCATCACACACTACACTAAAGTCTGTGATACCTCTACGACCTTGAATGTCTCTCAAGAACGGTTCTACCAAGTTTCTAAACTGTGCTTGTGTGAAATCATCGTTGAATTCAAACAACTGAAACTTAGCGGCAGTTGCAATAGACTTCTCAAGAAGAATAAACAACCTACGAACATTGATTCGGTCAAATGCACTTGGTTTTGCAAGAGCAGTTTTGTCACCGAACAACACTGTACCTTGGCCTGGGAATGTAGTTACAGGATTTATTCTAGCAGGATAGAGAATATCTCTTTCCGACTTGGTTGGGTTAAACGCAAGTTTAACTGCACCACGAATTTGTCCTCTGTTAAAACCACCAGGCGAGAAGAATGGGTCTGCAACATTGTCTGTGTTTGCACAAAGACCAGCAATATCACCATTCAATGGAACAAATCTAAAGACATCGTTGAACTTGTCGTACATATACTTGTATCCACTATCGAACACTGCGTATGATGAACTTGCAAGTCCGTCAAAGAAAGTCTTGACATTATTTGCTTGAGTGAAACTCTGTGCAATATTTACGACATCTTCTCTACGAGGTGAGATAAATGCAACAACATCTTTTCTTCCCTCTGCGATATCAATCATATTAGTTGCATGAGTTTTTCCATCTGTACCAGCAGGAGAAGTTCCTGCCATAATGAGATTTACGTCAACTGTTTCTGAGTCTGCAAATTTATCATATGCAAGTTTTAACTCACCAACAGATGCAGCATAATCATCAGTACCACCAGCAAGAACGTCATCTTTAACACCAGCATTAGTAGCAGTAGATGCAAAAGTAGTTCCAGCAACAGGATTTGTACCAGCGTTAGTTAATGTACCGTCATGGTCTAACCAGTAAATGAAAAGTGACTGTTTGTAAATTACATCTGGGTAGTAGTTTGTTCCACCCTGTGCAGTCTTAGCAGATGCAGCTTGTGATACAAATGGGAATGTTTCAAGAACAGAATTTGTTCTTTCACCAGCAGTATCTTTTCTGAAACCAGAAATATCACCTGTTCTGTCGAATACAACAACGTGCATTTCGTCACCAACAAGTCCTTTACCAGTTGCATATGTAGATGTTCCAGGCGCACTATCAAATAAATCATAAAATGCCCAACGTCTACGAATAAACGTATTGTCTGGAATAACAGCTTTTACACCACCACCATTTGGATTGTCTTTTTGTCTAATTGTTAGGTCATGTGTAGCGATTGCAGTAATTTCATATTCATTACCTTCATCACCAGCAATATTTGCGAATGCACTTGCATTAGAAGATGCATCAGCAGTTGAGAAAGAAATTATATCCCCAACATTAAATGCAGTACCAGCATCTACTTTAATTACTGTTGCACCAGCAGCATCCTCACCAACTGTTTGGTTGGATGTACCTAAGTTTTGTTCGTATGCGGTTGCGTTTGTACATAATGATACACCAAGTGAGTTACCGTGTGTACCAGCAGTTCTCGCACCCCATTCTCCACTAGAACCTTGTCCAGCAGAATAGTTATTTAAATAGTCATCGGTACTCTTGATAAGTAAACCAGAACCACCACTTGTAGCATTTACAATGGCAGATTGGGCACGAACAACTCTGAGTGCGTTTCCATACTGCAAAAAGTTTGCAGCAGTGAACCATGACTCAAAGTTACTTCCGTTTGGTTTACCAAAAATAGACACTAATTCTTTTTCCGAACCAATTGGAACTATTTCTCCAACTGGGCCTTTCTCAAAGGCACCAGCTACAGCACCAATAGATGTTGCAACGGCAGGAACGATATTAGTAAGGTCTATCTCTTTAACAAGAACACCAGGCGATAATTGAAAGGGCATTTTTGTTTCTCCTATTACTTTATATTAAAGTTTATTTCACTTCTCATATATTTAGTCTTTTTAACTTTTGAAAACCCATTTTTATATGTAGTGATACATATAAATAGATTCATGTCTCATTACAAAAAATACAAAGAAACCATAAAAGAAGTGACCAAGAGAAACTATCGTATGAGAGTTATCTGGGTCAATGAGTTCCTTGCAAATCAATCTTGTTGTCATTGTGGAGAACGAGAGACTGCTTGTCTACAGTTCCATCCACATAACTCCAAAATACGTTCTCTTTCTAAACGTAAGGGTCTTAATGCACAATCTCGACAGGAAATTATTAAGTTAATAGACCAATCTAAGATTGTATGTGCAAATTGTTACCTTAAAATCGAAAATGATATTATTGAGATTATATAGGGTTTTACCAATTTGTATCGTAACTTCTTACGATTGGTGACCACCTTGTACCATACTCATCCACCATTTCTCCGATATTCTCATCTTCTAATCCATCATTATAGAAACCAAATGGAGCCATATCCTGTTCCAGTTGATTTTGATGTTCTAAAAACATCTTTTCTCTAAGGTCAATATCAGTTAATTCTTTAAAATATTGTTGATTTGTCATCCATGCAAACAACACACAACACATTGCGAGGTCATCTGTGTGTCCTTCTTCTGCTTGGAATGACTGTCCATGTTGTACAAAGGTTGATAACTCATCAATTAATTCATAGTCATTGATAACTAACTTATCTGTTTCAACCATCTGTTTGAGGTTTGAACACCCCAATGTCTTTACTGCTTTAGTTGTTCTAACTCCAAGTTGCGCTCTACCCCCAGAGAAACCAGCACCAAGAATCTGACCAGCACGACCACGCATAGATGCCATGACCAAATTATCATACTCTAAGTCATACTGCATTGCGGTTGCGACCTGTTCTCCAATGTCATTTACCTCAATCATCACATATGCTTGATTATATCCTTTTGCGACTTGATGAATTATTGTTGGAAATAATAGAGGTTTTATTTGATTGTCACGATACTTTGCAACAATCTTATAAGGTAATTGTGACACATCAAATACTAGGAATGCAGAGTAATCATTATTTGTACCCCTTGCAACGTCTGCTACAAGTGCGTATGTGTGTCCTTCTTCTGGATTTATGTACACATCAATACCAGCATTTTTCTGAATTGGTTCATCATAGTGAAATGATTTAATTTTTGTAGGATGAATAAGTGTATTGACAGACCCTAAGAATTCACATTCAAATTCACGATTAAACTGTTCTTGTGACGTATTTGCAATAGTTTCGTCTTTCCACTTCTCATCACGGCCTGGAATTTCTGACCAGTGAACCTCAATTGGAATATATGAATTTCTTTCTGTCTCTGCATCACTCCATAACTTATAGAATAGATTCATTCCATTTGGTGTAGAAACAATAATCACCTTGGTTGTTTTACCAGATGATATTGTAGGATACACAGAACTAAAAAAGTCCTCTGCGACATTGTGTGGCACAAAGGCAAACTCATCTAGAAATATCATGTTGTAAGAACCACCACGAACCGCACTAGATGATGTAGATGACGCAACAATACGAGAACCGTTCTCTAAGTCCAGAGAACCCTTATTCCAAGACATTACTCCCTGTTGTAACCATTTGGGTAGGTTTTCATATGCGAGTTGTAATCTGGAAAGAATATCTCTTGCAGTCGCAGCCTTGTTGGCAAGGATTGCAACATTCATGCTTGGGTTGAATAGAACGTAATGTAGAATATATGATACGATTGTTGTTGTCTTACCAGACTGTCTGGGTAACTTACATATCGTAAATCTGTTACTATGAATAGTTCCAATCATCTCTTTTTGAAATGGGAACATATTAAATGGAACAATCCCCTCATCTAGAGAGACAATCTTGATATACTTTTGACAGAAATACATGGGGTCTTCCATGCACTTCTTGTATTCAAGAATCTGTTCTTCTGTCCATTCGACAGGAACATTTGCTTTCTTTAGAAGGGGAT